AGAGGATACTGTAGTATCATAATTTGCATCATTGGCAGGTGCAAGAACTGTTTGAGCAATACCAATAGCATTTTTATTTGCAGAAGAAAACCCACGAGAAACTAAAAGAATATTTCCATAATCCAAGAAAGTTTTACATTGATACCAGTCGTTATAATTGGTATTTGAAGGTTTTCCATAATAGTATTCTAAATCAACACTATTAGTAACAATTCCATAAGTTCCGACAGGACCCTTTTGAAAAGTTCCTCCAAAAACTGCAATCGAATTTGATATTGTAGGTACAATTCCAGAAGCATCAACTTCTAAAACACTAACACCAGGGGATAACATAGGCATATTCATGCCTCCTTATATATAGATTTGACCAATTGAAAAATCTCTTTTCTTACCGTTTCTATGAGATAAATCTTGAACTCTCAAGTTCGGGAAAAGACCCGACATACAGTAATTATTGGTATCCATCTATTTATAATTTTGTTTTTGTTTGATTTTATCCGATTATCATAGGAGCTGGTCCAATCCATTTATCTTTAAGTTCTTGCATTAGAACTTCAATTTCGGCTTCAGCCATACCTTGCATCTTTTCGTGGTTAATTCTTGCCCCACCAACCAATGTTTGATCATATTTCCCTGTGGTAGAGCTTTGAAGTAGTCTTGTTTTAGCAACACACATTCGTTTAATCCAAGTGTTATCAAAAATATAATCAACAGTATCTGCTATATATTCTGTGTTTAATTCGATAATAATAGGACCATGGTAAGTCTCTGAAACTTCCAGAATCTTTTTATTTGGATTAAATTCAAAAGTAACATCTTGACCAAAGAATTTATCCATAAGACTTCTTGTACTAGAAAGAAGTAATGTACTTCCAATAGCATCATTCATTGAAAATCCCATAGATTGAAGAGAAAAATAATCTAAAACATATCCTCCTCCACCAGCCATTCCTGCAAAGTTTAATCCACCACCTTTAGTAACTTTTTGAATTGATTTTACATCCCCACTTAAAGTTATATTACACGGCGAAGAAATATTCATTTGAACATACTTTGTCAATTCACCTTCTAACGCATACGAAGAGAACAACTGTACACTAAAATCAATAATATCATTTACCTGATCTTCTGTAACTTCTACTTGAACTAATGGCGCGCCCAACTGGCGCAAAATATAGTCATATAGTGCAGGTTTTGTTGAGATTGCCATTTATAGTCCTTTTTATTTTTTCTTTTTTGAAACTTCAACTTCTGAAGAATCTTCTGTAAGAATTTCCTCTGGAGCATCTTCTACAACTGGAGCATCTTCTACAACTGGAGCATCTTCTACAACTGGAGCAACTTCTGGAGCTACTTCAACAACTGGAGCAACTTCTGGAGCTACTTCAACAACTGGAGCAACTTCTGGAGCTACTTCAACAACTGGAGCAAGTTGAGCAACTTCTGCGTCTGTCATTTTAAAATACTGAGGATACTTTGAAATCAATTCTGAATTAACGATAATATCTCCTTCTTTAAGTTCTATTGATGAACCATTGAAAGATACGTGAACTTGTGTATAGCCGAACGAGTGTAAATCTACTTTTGCCATTTAATTTCCTTTAATTTAATTTAAACTATTTATACATTTTCATCAGCGTGTCTGAATCCAAGAACACTATCTTCTGTGATCATCATATGAAATCCATTTTTAAACTCAATATCTTGTCCACGAACAATATCCCAAAATATTTCCATTCCTGCTTTGACTATTTTACATTCTGGTCCACAAGAGAGAACAATTCCATTTGTAGGTCTATCATTAACAACCGATTTTTCTTTTGCCAGAGATATAATCAATCCAGTCTCTGTCGTTTCTTCTTCTTTTTTACCTTCCATTGTAGATGAAGGTTTAATAAGAATAAAATTTTGCATTGGTGAAAAATTATCTGAACTAATATTTTTAAAATCCATTTGTTTCCTTTGTGTTTGTTTATGATATATAAGTTTATATAAAGAGTTCAGGAAAAAATTCTTTGAGTTTATTATGAATCTCTTGAATTTCTTCGAGTTTTTGTATATTTTGATTTTCTGATGAGTTGGATGTTTTCTCTAATAATTCTAACATTTTATCAGTGTATTTTTTTGTAATTAAAGCTTGTTCTAAAGACATCTCTTTATAAACATAAATATTAAAATATGACATGTTCTTTTGGTGTTTCTACACGGTCAGAATTAATATAATGTCCTACTAAATATGCACTAGCAAAAATTACAATAGCAACAAGTGTTTCATAAATGAGTTGTTGATTTTTTTTTAAAAAACTATTTTCCTTTGCAGACTTTTCTTTATTTTCTCTGTGAAATTCAGAAATGAATTTATCAATTGATGCAGACTCAGCTGTTTCCATTTCATCTACAATTGGAGCTGCAACTGGAGCAACTTTTGGTTTACGAGGTGCTCGAGGTTTTTTTACGGGTGTAACTTCTACAACGGGTGTTGCCTTTGGTTTACGAGGTGCTCGAGGTTTTTTTGCTGTTGTCATTAATTGCCTTTATTTTAAATTAATTTATTATACTTTATTTATACTTAAATTTGTCCATCAAATAAAGTGTTCAGGATATTTGTCTTTCATTTCTTCTGGACTGTTAAATCCTTCCTTAATAAGTGTAAATTGTTCTGCCAAGGGCATACGATCAGTAATTATACATTCATTACCATTTTCAGTATAAGTCCATGTAAGTGTTGCATTGCTATTAACACTGACAACAAGTATTACATCTTTTCTGTCTCGAATCCACCCACTCATTAAATAATACTTATTTTTTTCAAAATTCATTTTACGTCTCTTTGCCTTCTATTTGTCCAATTAAATTTTGAATATCATTCTGTAAATTTTGGACAAAATCCTTTAAGTCGGAAATTTCGGAACTTTGTTTTCCGATAATATCGATTGAAGTAATAATGTATCCTCCCATGCCTTGAGCTAATGATTTAGCATCTTCTGAAACATCTTCACTATTTATGACAGTTTCTAATTTTCCTAGCGCACCATTGAGCACTTCTATTATAATTGATGTATTATTTATCATTATTTTTACATTCCTTCCAAATTACTTCTACTGTAGTAGGAGAATAATAAGCCAAACCTTCTTTGATTAGTTGTTCTTTATTCATTTTGTCTCCCATCCGTGTATTGGACAATTTTGTACTTGAACATAACGTCCGTAAGGATAGTTATCATCGTTGTCCATTTTTGGGCAAGTACATGCTGGGAAATTCCAGAACTTAATAAAATCTTCATTGTCTGGAAAGTTCCAAAGTTTCTGAAGAAGTTTTTCGTTCTCGAACCAAATTTTGTAGGCTTCTTTTTGATACTCTACTTCTGAGACTTCTGAATCTGTAAAATCTTCATCTTTCAGATTAATACTATATTCTTCAAGTAAAGACCGAAGAATATGAAGCTTGTCGATAACTTCTCTGTTAAGTTCTGAAACACCTTGTTTATCTGCTAGTTTTGGGTTATGCATAATATTATCCTTTTGCTTTATCTGAAATTACGACTTCTTCGTCTTGTGAAAAGTAATCCCAATCTCGTTCTCTGCCATCTTTAATCTTTGCAGTTTTCGAAGACTTTTTGATATATGTTAAACCCATTTGACAAAATTCTTTGCCAATCTCTATATCTTTGAATAAAGCTTTCATGTTATATCCTTTTCTTTATATGTATTATTATACTATAACATATGTTAAAAAGACATTAAAGGTTTGAATTAATTTGTTTGTTTGTTTGTTTGTTTGTTTTACTCTACACACCAGCCAACAGGAATTCTAAAGCGTCTGACACTAGAACCTTTTGGTGTTGGATTTTGACGAGCTTTATGAATCTTAAAAGTTAAATAAAAAATTTTAAACTCTGAATGTTAAGCTCTAAACTTTAAGCTTTAAACTTTGCAGTTTTCGCTTGGGCAGCGTAACAATTTGAATTAAAAAATTCAATAATTTAATTTAATTTATTAGTGTATTCAGCAAACTAATACCCGACAACATTTAAGAATATTCGGTGTATAGAGTAAAATAAACAAGAAAACATATCCCAGCTATTATACTGGGATTTTGATTTTGACTTGAGCGTTTGCTTCAGAAAGTGCAAAATCTACTTCTGATTCAAAGTCTTCAATCATTGTTTCATAGAGTTCTAAGTTTTTGATCAAAGTTTCCTCATCGACAACAAAAGACAAATTTGCTTTATTAAATGGCGCAGCGATAGCATCAAAGTCATTTGAGTCTGCTCGTTTATCTTTCCCAAAGTTTTGTTCAAGAATAGCGGAAAGTTTGTTTCCTGCTTCTTCATTGGCACGGTTTACAACACCTTTAATATTACGATAGTCTTTTTTAGCTTTTTCAAGAGCTAATTTCTGAGCATCGAGTCCTTCTTTCATTGCAAGAGCCGCTGCAATAGTTAAACGATATTGTCCAACTTCGATTACGACTTGCGCATTTGCCAAAGAAATAGCGTTCTTAATCTCTGCTCGATTAAGAATAAGTTGTTGTAGCCCTTGAACATGAGAAACAAAATCAACAACATTTGCTGGCTCTTGTTTCCCAATTTCCCCTTTTTGATACTTAACAAGTGAACCAACGTCAGCCGTTTTCTGAATACGTTTAGTAAGAAGCTTGACTTCATTAAGCGCACGAGCAATTGTAATCTCTTTCATATCTGGAGCTGGTTGCTCAGTTTGAGTTTCTGGCTCTGGCTCAGATGGAATTGCTTCATCGTCTGGTACTACAGTTGGTTCAATTTTCAAATGTTCTTCTATTGTCATAAATGTCCTTTAATTTTTTATATGTAGTATTATACTATACAGTTACTTAAATAAAATGCCTAAATGAATTTTTCTGGATAGTATTCTCTTAGTGCAATTAAAATTTCCTCTTTGGTTACTTTTACTTTTAAATATGGTTCAAAATTAATTTCTCCAGTAAAAGTAGAAGAAGTGAATGTGGCAATATTTGCGTCTGAAGTCATCACAGACAAATGATCATTAGTGATATAAATGCTCATTTGCACTCATTTTTTGGAGGAACAAACCAAGTACCAGTTTTAATTTTATTTACACAGAAATAAGAAATCATAATTACACAAGATATCCAAGACATTAGAAATATAATGAACATATCAAATACTGGAGTATTACTGTTCTTTGCAGTTCCTTCTTTTCCAATTGTTTCAATATAGATTTCATAAAGAAACATTGATACATAACCTCCTATTACATAAAACATTATTCTCTCTCCTTACAATATTCCAAAGAATAATACAAATTAAAACTATAATCAAAGTCCCCATCTTCATCCCAAGACCAATCAAATGGAGCAATTAAAAATTTACCATCTTGTATAAAACCAGAAGGTTCTGACATTCCAGGAACTAAACAGGTATCATCAACTTGTTTAAACCCATTTGGTTGAATCACACCATATTTTTCATGGAACTCTTCATTTAATAAAATAATGCTCTTAATTTGATTTGAGATTAGAGCCTCTTCTTCATAACTAAGTATATCATCATTTACAACACACACCTTTTCATAAACATAAGCATCTTGAAGTTCAGAAGGAAGTGCTTTAAATATATTACGATTAATTTGAATTAACATTTATTCTCCAATGTATTATTTAAGCTCTATGGCCTTTTCTTAATATGTAATATTATACTATAAGTCAAATTAAAAGGAGCTAAAATTTTTCAACTAAATTTTCAACTAATTTTTTCACCTAAATATCAAGCTTGCGATTATCTTCATTACCATCTTCATCATGTTTTGAGTAATCACCATCTCTATACCCACCGTCTACACGTGTATGATTTAGATTATTCTTAAGGTAGTATCCATTTTCGAGGTCTTCCCAGGTCATCCCTGATTGAGCCATCAAAGTTTCTAAAAGCCCCATACCGCTATACACAGCAGAACTAATAACACCCTCAACTGTAAAAACAATATATGAAGCAAAATATTTTAAAATATTCTCAAGAGGCACAGTTCCTATATTTAGGGTCGAATAAGTTTTTGAAATATTAACAATTTCTTCTTTATCTGCCATAAGCATCCAAGAACTCAATACAAAATGTAGAACATCAATAATTTCTACTTTTTTATTTTGAGCGTCATCTTCAAGATTTCGTTTCCACCATTTCCAACCTGGAGTTTCATTGGTCATTACTCCGCCTGAGCGAGGAGAAGATTCAAACCATTCTGCGAGTTCTGTTAGGACAGCAGAAAGCTGTTGTGCTTGTGAAATACTCTCTTTCCAATTTGGAACGTACTTATTATTAAGCTCTTCTTGAGCATCTAAAAGTGACTTTAAATCACTGAAGGTTGTTTGGGTATTTTGCATTATATTCCTTATTTTGATGTTTGTTATATGTATTATATAGTAAAAGTAATTAACTTTGTTTAAGGTATTTCATTTTAAGATATTTTTTATTTGTCTTTTTTAAAGTCTTTAACCAAATCAAAGTCTTATTATTAATACAATTTTGAAAAAGTTTTTTGTCTTTTGTTAAATATACTAATTCTGAACAATCCTTAAATTTACCAATACTCAAAGCAAACGTTGACCTTTCTCCCTTAGTTTCCAAAGCTTCTAAATAGTCTTTAGCAATATCTTTAAAATCATGACAAATTATAGCTACTAAGTCGGCTTTGTTATAATATCCATGAACAACTAACTCGTTATTATTCATCATTCTATCATATGTATTATAACTAATAGTAGAAAAGGCTACTACCAATGACTTTATGTCTCCATTTTCATTTGATCCTAGCGACATTGATTTAATCTCAATGTGTCTTCCACAATGGCTTGTTGCGTCCCTTTTTTGCGTACCACCATAAGGAATTAAATCTAAATGATCAATAACATTAGTTTCTTTCATTGTTCCTGATTTAATAAAATTTTCATTGAATAACTCTTTGTCATTTAAACCTTTTGATTTTTCCATGTAATAAGCTTCGGGTAATTTCTTTGCCATTTGATAACCTTTTGTACTTTTAAGATACTATAATTATAACCAAGTGGCCTTAAAGTCAGATAAATAAATTAGATTAGTTTTTCTTGATTGAATTCTTTCAGTGATGTAAGAATTTCGTCGGTATTGAATTTATTGAAGACATTTAGCCATTTCAATATTATCTAAGGCCCTTTGAAGATTATCACAATAATCTTTATCTAGTCTAAATTCAATAAACCTTGGGTGGGAAATAGCATATGTCTCTTTACTTTGAGATTTGGTTAAATCATTTCCTTCTATTTCCATAATTTTATTAAGATAAAATTCTCTCCTTGAATTTATTTCTATTAATTGACTATCTGTAAACCCAGAAACACTCCCAGTAATTTTTTTATCGTCGCTTTCATAAATTATTGACCCGAATGTTTTCTCTCTTTTAGTTCCTTTATTCCCTTCTATAAACCCAATAACTCTGACGTCAAGTGAAAATGCAATCTTTAATTTTAACTGAGTTTTACTTGTACCATCTTTAAACACATTTGAAAAATCTTTAAGAATTGCTCCTTCATATCCTTCATTCATCCATTTAGATGTTTGTTCAAGTGCTTCTTTAAGAGTACAAACAGGCAAATAAGGTACAACTTCAACATCTCTAGTTATGCTGAATTCTGGTTTATTCAAGATAGATTGAAGTTTTTCAAACCTATCTTTATAAGTTGTTGTATTTTTTCCTTTAGAATTGATGTACTCTTCTGGAGTAATATAATCCCAACAAATCATATAAATTCTGTCATGTGGAGGTAACAATGAATTAATCATACCATTTGAAAGAGCACGGTCTGTTTCTCCTCGTACCAATAATTCTCCAATATATACACCATCTTGTAACATTGTAAATGTTTTGGCTAGTTCTGGAAATTCCTGTTCTTCACCAGAACGAGAGACAAATGTAGCTTTACCGCCATCTACAATTGCAGAACAAAATCTACCATCACACTTCAATTGAACAATAGCTGGGAACTTGATATTTTTAGAAGTCTTGGCAGAATATACATCACATCGCATATATGCTGGTTTAACTATTAAACCAGGAAAAACTTTATTGATCAGTGTACGACCAAGATTAATTTTAAGGTCTCTTCCAAGTATCTTTTCAATAATAATAGCGTGCTCTTTACTAAGATTATTGAGAACTTCTTCAAGTCTTACTTTAGCTGCATTTCCAGTTACTTTACGTGTACAAAATTCTGTTTCAAGAATATCCAGAGCTTGAACAAGACTAATCGGTCGACCAGACTCTGGTGTGTAAGTAATGTTCTTCATAGTAATTCCATATGTGTATGAAACTCTATCGTACGCCATCTTAAGAACTCTCTCAAGAAGCTCATTATCAGAACATCTTTTAAGAATTGCTAATTTATAATTTGATCCATTTTCGAGATTTAATAAATCAAGTATATTTGTAATAGTAATAATGCGTGTGCCTTCATCCATGGTAGTCCTTTAAACTTATGTATTTTAAACTTCTATATTATAGCCACATAAACTTAAAACTAAATAATTTCTTTAGTATTAATTTTACCACATTTCTGAGAAACATCTCCTGGACGTTTCAAAGAGCCACAATAAGGACAAATAGCAAATTCAGAATTTGCTATTTTAATTTTAATTAGCTTTGTACTCTTCATTCTCAACATAATAAATGAAAGTGCATAAGCAAAAGCTCAACATCCAAGTAAAAAGCCCACAGAGGCAAAATAACAGCGAAAAACGTTGACCAAAACCCGTTAGCAATAACAATCCCAGCAACCCAAGAAATTGTAAAAAATAAACCTACTAATGATTTCATAATATAACCTTTATTTTAATATGAGTTATTATACTATACTTTAGGTTAAAAGATTATAAATAATAAAAATTAGTAGAATAAATTAAAGGCCTAATATGAATATAAGTGCAGATGTCAACAATAATCCAAGAGTTGATTCGTTGGTTAATAGAATAAACTCTTTGAATGATGTCTTTGACCAAGCAGAAAAAGTTTGTTCAGCAGAAATTGTAGACTTTATACAAGAAAAAACACACGATGTTAAATTATACTCTTCAATAGATTCTGATATTTCGACAACAGCTGTTATTAAACTGGATTTGATGGTAGATGATTTTAAATTCACGAGGGACACTTTAACAGAAACAGTGAATAATGGCAGAAAGGTTCTTGATGTTGTAACACTTGAATTGTTAGATTCTGATGAAGAAAATAGAGCCTCTTTAATAACTTCATTTGCAGAATTGGTAACATCTGTTAATCAATCTGTTAAGCTTCTTTCTCAGTCTTATAAAGATATCGCGGCAGTTCTTGAGAGTATTGAGAAAATCAGAAAGTCAAAGTTAGCAACTCCAGAACAAACCCAACCAGCTGGAACAGGAAATACATTCATAAATATTACAACACAAGAATCGACTACTGATATTATAGCAAGATTGGCTCAAAAGAAATCAGATGGCTAAATTTAAACGTGGCTTATATAATATAGTTAATATTCATAAATATATAAAACCTGTAGATAAAACTATGAACAAATCAGCACTTCCTGAATATCGTAGCTCGTGGGAAATGAAGTTTATGCAGTACGCAGATTCAAACCCAGCGGTAAAATTTTGGGGGTCTGAACCATTTGCTATTAAATATTTTTGTCCAACAGATGGTAAAGTACACAGATATTATATTGATTTTTTCTTAGAGTTCATTAGTGGTGCAAAATTTTTGGCGGAAGTAAAGCCATTTAAGGAAACACTTCCACCAAAATTGCCTAAAAAGAATACTCCAAAATCTCAACATCAATATCAAAATGCTCTAGCCACTTATATAAAGAATCAATCAAAATGGGAAGCGGCAAGGAATTTTGCAGAACAAAAAGGTTTAAGGTTTATTATTATAACTGAGAGAGAACTAGGATTATAACTAATCCTGGTAAAGTTTCATAAGTGCCATCATTCCACGTTCTGACAACTTAGTGAAGTCAAAATTTTCAAAGACATTAAAAGGAATAATATCCAAAAGTATCATTCCGTTCCACGATAAATCAGATAATATCTCAAGTGCTTTAGAAATATCTGGTTTATGCAGATCAATTCTTTCAAGAATTGATGTAAAGTATTTAATTGGAATTACTTGTCTAAAGGTATTAAGTTTTCGTAGAGCCGGGAGTTTGTTCATGTTTCTAATATTTTCAGCATGAACTATCCTGTCTTTAAATAAATAAAAGAAAATTTCTGCGGAAGGCTCTTCTTTAAGAAATGAAAAAACACAGTTTGTTACATCGTTTTTATCAATAAATTCAAACCATTGTTCTCTTTGTCATTTTATGCTCCTAAAATAACTTTAAAGATATTATATTTTAACTTTCTGTCATCTAAACCATTTGTTCCACCATTAATAATTTTAGTCATTTTAATAATATCATCAGCGTCACACACGGCATTAAGCCCTCTGGTTTTCCAAAACCATAAACCACTTTCAATAGCTCCTTCGAGTGTTTCCAAATAGGTGATAACATCAGCTAGATTTTTTACTTTAAAATCTGCAAAAGCTTTATAATTATCTTTACCTGTTAATTGTATAACTCCTCGTCCTCTGTATAGATACCCATCCCCCGATTCTTCTGACCCATTCCCCATACGGTTGGCATAAACTTTATTAGCAATTTTTTGAGGATTTTTAGCAAATCCAGTAGTGCTTGCAATATTTGGAAAATACTTGGAAAATGTACTAACCAACCCTTCTGCACTATAATTAAGGTTCTCTTTAAAAACTGTAAAACCATTTGATTCGTGACCACATTGTGCCAAAAACCCTGCTTGTCTATTAGTAGTGTTAATTTCATATTTTGCAAAATATTTTTCAAACACTGCAAAAATTATAGCAGTGTTTCCATTTAAAGGGAACATTTCTTTAAATTTTTCGGGTGTTAATATCATTGTTTAATCCTTGTAAAGCTTTATTATCGCCAGTACTTTCCTAGAGTTATCTTTTTGAATATGAAACTCTTTATAAAATCTAGCAACTAATTTCATCACATCAGGGTCTGAATTAAAAACTAAATCATAGACATCTTTAACATCTGGAGCAAAAAGAGCAATTTGAGAATCCGGATAACTTTCATCAACAAAATGTTTTAAAAGAATATCATAATCGAACTGTTCAGGTTCTTGAAACTTTTTAGCTATTTCTTTCTTTTTATTATCAGTGAGAAAATACCACTGGGATTGTCTTGACATTTTCATCAGAACCTGCCGAACACGGAATCAATGTCTGGAACAATAACCTTAGTTGTTTGAGGAATTTTAGTCACAGTAGCAGCAGTTTCAGTAGCTTCATTTCCTTGGATGAGCTCATCGAAGTAATTTTCAAGAGTTACAAAGTTATCTCCACTTGCAGTAACTGGGTCAATTTCATTTTGAGGTTTTTGATAGTAAGTATTACAAACTAATTTATAGACATTTTTATT